GTAGCTATAGGAGCCACATGAGCGACGATCATAGGGAAGATAGAGCAAAGAGCCTTTTAAGTAATCCACTGTTTAATGAAGCATTTGATGAGTTAAGAAAAGATTTAATGAATCGTTGGGAATCCAGCGGTTCGACAGAGTTGGAGGCCAGAGAATCAATCTGGCTTGCGATGAGACTGCTTGATAGGCTTTATGGTCATATACAGTCCATAGTTGAAACTGGACATATGAATAAGGTTCTTGAAAAGCAACACCCATTCATCTAAAAGAGGAATTTAATTATGGCGGATACGCAACCAGCCCCGCACCCGGCAACAATGCCACAACAGCCAAATCAAGGAAGTATTGAGGAGGCGCACGATGCATTACTCGGCCTAATGAACCCCGAAGGGGAACTTCTACAGGAAGAGGAAGCAACACCTACCGAAGAGGAAGAGTCTATCGAGGAAACTCAAGACGAATCATTGGAAGAGGAATCTGAGGAGGAATCTGAGAAACCGGAAGAAGAAATTGAAGAAGGTGACGAAGAGGAAACCGAAGAATCTGACGAAGAAGTAGAAGATGAACCTGATGTTTATGCTGTTACAGTAAACGGCGAAGAACGAGAGGTTACCATCAACGAACTTCTGAAAGGCTATAGTCGCCAGTCAGATTACACCAAGAAAACGCAAGAATTAGCTGAACAACGAAAGGGATTCGAGGGTACTCAACAACAGGTAGCTACAGAATTACAACAGATTCAGCTTGAGCGTCAGCAGTACGTTCACACTCTGCAAAACCTTATAGAAGGCTCAATGGGTAATCTGGATAAGTTTTCCAATGTTGATTGGGAATCTTTGAAGGCAAATGATCCTATTGAGTTTGTTACCAAAAGGGAAGAATTCAGAGAAGCACAAGAGAAGATACAGCATCTTCAAAGAGAACAGCAAGAAGCTCAGCAAAGGCAAGCTCAAGAAAGCCAAAAACAACACCAGGAAATTCTTAAACAAGAACATGCTGCTCTTATAGAGCGGGTTCCTGAGTGGGGCAAACCAGAAAAGCAGAAAGCTCTTGCTAAAGAACTTAGAAGTTATGCTACTTCTGTTGGATTCAGCGACGAAGAATTAAACTCTTTAATAGATCACAGATCTATCATGGTACTGCTTAAAGCTAGCAAATATGATCAGCTTCAAAATGCTGACTTGAAAACTAAAAAGGTCAAGAACAAACCTAAGTTAGTTAGAGCTGGTAAAGGCAAACCTACGAATGCAGATTCTAAATCTAAACGTAGTGCAAAAATGAAACGTCTTCAACAAACTGGCAGAGTCGATGATGCTGCCCTTGTGATGGAGGATTTTGTAAACTTATAACATGAGGATATAATCATGGCAGTACCAACAAATACACGCACGACTTATGGTGCTGTAGGTATTCGCGAAGACCTCTCTAATGTTATCTACAATATCTCACCGACGGACACTCCGTTTATAAACGGTGCTGGTCGATCTTCCGCTTCAGGTACATACTTTGAGTGGGAGACTGATGTTTTGGCTCAAGCAGCCAATAACTTTCAGGCTGAGGGTGATGATTTAGCGTCTGCGGCTGTTGTTGAGCCAAGTCGGGTAGGTAACTATATGCAGATTTCTGCTAAAGCGATCCAGAGTTCTGGAACCGCATTGGCAGTAGATTTTGCAGGCAGAAAGTCTACGCAAGCCTATAGAATGGCTAAAGCCGCCAAAGAGTTAAAGCGTGACATGGAGTATATGTTAACGCGAAATGTCGCAGCCGTTGTAGGTAATAACACGACTCCGGGTACCGGTGGTCAGCCGACTGGTGATACCAGAAAGACTGGCTCCCTTGGCGCTTGGGTTGGTGGAAACTCCCTACATGGTGGTGGCTCCCCAGCAGGCGCTGCTTGTGACGGTGATGGGAATAACCCAACTACCGACGCAGGCACACAGAGGGCTATTTCCCTTCTATTGATCAGGTCATTGATCCAAAAACTGTTTGTAGCAGGTAGTGATGCTGACACGATCATGGTTGGGCCGTTTAACAAAGAGCAAATCTCTCAGTTAAGCCCATCAGTATCGCCACTGCGTACAGCAGCAAACGCTGAGAGCCAAGCGCACGTTGTTGAAGCGTGGGATGTGTATGTGAGTGACTTTGGTAATTTCAAAGTTATTCCTAACAGATTCCAACGTGAACGTGATTGCTGGTTCCTAGATTTTGATTTCTGGGCAGTATCATACTTACGACCCTTCCAGACACTGGACATCGCCCGAACTGGCGACAGCAAGAAACAAGAGTTGATTGTTGAATACGGTTTGGAGTCGAAGAATCAGAATGCAAGTGGTTGTATTTACGATCTAACTGATTCGTAATTAGTATAGGATAGGGGGGTGAAAACCCCCCTACACCTTTATGAAAAAAATTGAATTAAATACTTACCAAAAAATTAAACCAAAGCCTAAAAAGGAAAAACCTCAAAAGAATAATAGGGGTAATACTTGGGCTGCTGAACTTGAAACTAAGTTGAGTGGGGGCGTTGGCGGAAAGAGGATATATCCAAGTGGCTAGAAAGAGAGGAACTTTGATAGATGTTACACCCGGAAGACATCAGGTATTCCATGAGGAACCAGATGAAACATTTACTTTAGAGACTAGGCAAGACGCTCAA